ATGGCTAGTATTACCAGGCGCAAAACATTAAAGGGATTGCGTTATAAGGCTGAGATTTTAATTAAAGAAAAAGGGGAGATTATACATAGAGAGTCTAAAACATTCAGTAAGAAAGCGTCGGCGGTTGATTGGGCAGCTGAGCGGGAGCGAGAGTTGCGCGGAGCAGGTGGCGTGGATAGGGTTGTTGCTGAGCGTGTAACGGTGGGTGATGTTGTGCAGCGTTATATTGATAGTTTTACGCCGGATGATGGGTTTGGTCGGTCTAAGGCGCACGATATTAATAAGCTGTTAACGTGTCCGATGAGTAAAAAGTCTGTGATGCGTTTAACGGTTAAGGATTTGATCGAGCACGCGCGGTATCGTAAAGATATGGGGGCGGGGCCGTCTACGATTAATAATGATTATGTTTGGTTGTCGGGTATTTTTAAGACGGTTAGGGCGAGTGATGGTATTCCGATTGATTTGTCGTTAATTCCTGATGCTAAGGCGTTGTTGCGGCAGCATAAGATGATTGCAAGGTCGCGGCGGCGGGATCGGCGGCCAACGCGGGCTGAGTTGTGGGCGTTGTCGCGTTATTTTTGGCGCAAGCAGTATCGATCATGTATGACGGTGCCTATGCTGCATTTAATGTGGTTTCAGATTTATAGTGCACGGCGTGATGCGGAAACGTGTCGGTTGCGGTGGGATGATAATAATGAAGAGCGGCGGACGGGGATGGTGCGCGACGCAAAGCATCCTACTGCTAAAAAGGGTAATCATAAGCGGTTTAAGTATACGGCGGGTGCGTGGAAGATTGTTGAGCGACAGCCTCGGGGTGGTGAGCTGATTTTTCCGTATAATGCTAAAACGGTTTCAATGTATTTTGCGAAAGCGTGCAAAGTGCTGGGGATTGATGATTTGCGGCTGCATGATTTGCGGCATGAGGGGACTAGCCGATTATTTGAGCAGGGTTATCCTATCGAGCAGGTGGCGTTGCATACTCTGCATGAGGATTGGGCGACGCTTAAGCGGTATACGCATTTAAGGCCCGAGGATATAGATTAGTTTGCTGGGGCCGTGTGGCCCCTGTTTTTTTGCGGTCTGTTTAGGCTGCGTTGCGTTTTTGCCAGTCGTCTTCTGCTTCTTTTTTGCAGGCGTCTAGGTAGTTTGCCAGAGCTTGGGCGCTAACGAGCCATTGGCTTTTTTGGGTGCCTGCGCGGTATGCGGCAACGGGTAGTTTTGATCGGGCGGCGCGGGTTGATGCTGTTTTTATGTCTAGGTTAAAGTACTTTTCGCATAGTTTTTCTAGTGGTATTTCTGCTGTGTCAAATTCGGCCATTAGTCCAAAAAATGTGTTCATGGTGGTTCCTGTTTATTTGAACCAAATCATATTGCTGTTTTACGGACGGCTTCTTGCTGTCCTGTTGTGTTGCAGCGGTCTGCAACTCCGTGTACGCCGGTTCGATTCCGACCCGCGCCTCCATTAAAATCAAGTACTTAGATAAGTGCTTTTTTTATGTCCTTGCTTTGTTAATCGCGAGCCGCAAAATCTAACTTTTCCTCTAGCTCTCGGGTTGTACGCTATTAGCTAAAGCTTTAATTTCGTCAGCAAGCGCAAGCATTTGCTCTTTAGTTAAAGTTACACCGAAATACCCATCACAGCATTCAATAACTTCAAATTCATAGCCTTTTTTAAGCACTTTAAATACCTGGCACTCCTTCATTATTTCTAGCATTGTGTCGGCAGTTTCATCTCTGTCTAGCCAATGGTTTTTTGCTGTGTAAGTCATTTCTAATCCCTAAAATATTCGTATAACAATCAGCTCTTTTGGGTCCGCTACGCGAGCCGCAAAATTGGAGGGTTATTTTGCCCAGTTGCGGCCAGCCTGTCACCAAGTCAATTCTGCTTGCTTAGTAACACTGCGTTCATCGGTGCGGCTCGTAACCTCGCAGACGTTGAACTACCTGTTATAAACCTCCTATTCTGCTCAGTATTAATGCTTTAGCCTCTTCTAGCCGTGCCGAATTAGCGTCAGCAGTAGCGTCATTACCCCATGCATAGCACTGATCAACTGAGTCCTGAGCTAGGTCTATGAGAACTAATATTGCTGCCTCTTCAGATAAAGGAGCTTGTTGTAATTCCGGTTTCATTGCGTCATCTCCGATTTATAACAAAGCAATCAATCCGACTGCTCGTTGCTCTCACGCGTTTTATCGCTGGGTTATGGTGTCGCCTTGATTAACTTAATCACACGAAGCCCTGTGATCTTTCTTTTGTGTATCGGCCAATCCCCAGACTCAGGATTCCAATCGTTATCGGGGAAGCTGAATTCACAATACGACCTCAAATACTCGTAAACCGTAAAAATTTCCGATGCATCGCCTGAATATGAATCAAACTCACCGCCAATACATGGCGTTCCGTAAGGCATTTCATCGCCGCACTCATCATCATTAATCCAGACGCTTTTAATAACATTGTTAAATGTTTGCTTTGTTTTGATTAAGTTAAATAACTTTTTGCTAAGCTTTTTAGTGACTCTTCTTTTCATTTTTCCTTTCCAATTTAGACCACCATAACAATCGGCTTTAGGCTCGACTGTCGTTGCACTCCATCGGCTAAGCCGTGGGGTTATACGTCTAGAGGCTTTCCAAGTGGTTGAAGTTCATCATAGTCACAACCATCACATCTAGCCGCCGCTCTGTACTTCTCAACTACACCTTCATCGTCTGCTATCTCAATACCGTTACAGTCAGCACCTATGGTTATCTCAGTCTCTAGCTCTTCATCATTAAGCTCACTAATAACCTTCAATCCTGAAAACTCAGCTAAATCTATAATCTCTTGTACTGTTAAATACATGTATATTTCTCCGTAGTTAGTTGCCGTATAACAATCAGCTCTAGGCTCGACTGTCGTTGCACTCCATCGGCTAAGCCGTGGGGTTATTCCGGCTTTTTAAGCCCGCATAAAGACGCGCTGCGCCTCGGTCTTTTTTTTGTTTCATGTATCGCTGTATTTCTTCACCAATCCATTCGCCTACGGGTACGGATACGCCGTTGCCGATCTGTCGATAAGCTGCTGTGTCGGAAACTGGGAACTTGAAAGAGTCGGGCAATCCTTGGAGTCGGGCGTATTCTCTGACTGAGTAGGGTCTAACGCCTAAAGGGTATCGTTCATCTTTTACTAGCCGTGTGCTTTTGTCTTTTGCGTAGTGGGCTATACAGGTGGGCGCGATGTCTCCTTTTTTGGGGTCGGATATGATTGGTAGGTCTCTGTACTTTCCGCTCATTCTTGCTGCTATGGCTTTTGGTTGTGTTATTTGTGGGTCGGTCTCAATAATATCGGCTAACTTGATGGCGCGGGTGTTTTTGGGCGGTCTTATATTGAATGATCGACGGGTGCCAACAATGATTAGTCTGTTGCGGCGCTGTGGTAGCCATTGCTCTGATTTTATGGGGCAGAATACTTGCACGTAGTAGTCTGGCATTTTTGTCATTGCTTCCATTACGATGGGGAATGCTTTCATGCCTGGTACGTTTTCTACTGCATAGAACTCAGGGCGTGCGATTGCTAGGTGGCGAAGTGTGTGCAGGAATAGTTCGTCGCCTGTGCGGGTTTTGTGTATGTCGGCTATGGTGCTGTATTTTGTGCAGGGGTATGTAAAGATCATGCCGTCGCATGATTCTTGTTCTATCACTAGCTTTTCAGATATGTCGCATTGGGTTACGTGATCGCCAAGGTTTGCGCTGTACGTTTTGCAGGCGTCTTTGTCCAGCTCAAATGCTTGGTTGATTGTGAGTCCTGCATTTTGTAGCCCTATATCCATTAGTCCTGCGCCGCAAAAGTAACTGTTTATTGTAATCATTTTATGCTCCTTGCTTTTTAGTGGGTCGTCCTTTGATGCACTTCATGTCCGGTGTTATGTCAAACGGGCATTGGCAGTGCGGGAAGTTGCAGCTAGGGATTGGTTTTTTGTTTGTTGCTTTTGAGCATTGGCGCCAATCCCAGTGTTGCGGGTTTAGTTGTTTATGCTGCTCTGTTGTTTTGTTCATAGATAATTACTGCGTCGTCGGCGGTTATGTTTTGTGTGAGCATGAGTAATGCTTTTTTGTATAGCGGTTTTCCGCACTGTGTTATTTTTTTTGTGTGGTTGTAGTTGGGTATTTTCCCTGTTTTTTGTAGCTCTTTTTGTATTGCGTTTTTGATTTGTTCTATTCTTTTTAGTCTGTTTCTGGTGCGTGCCTTGTGAAATATTTTTGTTTTTTCTGGGGGCGGCGGTGGTGTTGGGTAGATCTCTTTTTCTGTTAGTTTTTTTGCCTGTCTGCGAAAGTCGTCTGGATCTATTGTTGAGCGCACCCATTCGCCCGCGCTGTTTAGTCTAAATATACCGCGCTCTGTTTTGCGGTAGAGTAAAAAGTCTATTTTGTGTGTGGGTGGTTGTTTTGGGTGCTGTGTTTTCATGCTGCTTGCTCCGCTATGCTTTTTAGTGCAATAAATGAGATCTCTTTGTAGGTGATGTAACTAAATGGGTAGTTTTCTACTTCTGCATAGGCGGCAATAGCTGCATCTATTGTTAGGTCGTTGTGGGCCATTTTTATATTTTGCTCGCTGGCGGGGCCTTCGTATTTGCCTGCGATTACGCCAAAGCAGTGCTCTGTGTTTGCGATATGATCTATAAGCGCTTGGTTTTCATTAATGAGCTGGTCGGCGCTTTGTTGGCTTAGTGCGAGTGATAGCTCGGTGCTTGTGATTGCATCGGCTAGTTTTTCGTTTGATTCGCGCGCTTTTTGCAGTTGTTTTTGGGCTGTGCTTAGTTGTTGTTTAAGCGCGGCGATCTCGGCGGTTTGGTTTTTTTGGGTGCTCATGCTGCGCGCTCCTGCTCTTGTTCTTGTTCTTGCTCTTTTTCTTTTTTGATGCGGTCGTGAATCTCTTGTCGATTTACTTTTACGTTGAGCGGTGCAATGTAGCCGGTGCGTACTTGGTTGCCGTTTACTTCTAGTGTGACGATGTTTATTTCGGTTCCGTCTTCTAGTGTGATGATTACTGATTCGCCTGGACGTCTTGTGAGTATTAGCATTGTGTTGCTCCTTGCTTTAGTGGTTGTTTTTTATGTGCTGAAAGATCGCGCTAACGTATTTTGCTTGGTGTATTGCGTCGTCTTTTGCGTTGTGTGGTGTTCCGGTAAATGGCATGTCTTTTTTTGGGTCGATGCCTAGTTCGCGGCCTAGATCAACGATTGTTCGACAGCTGCGTTCGTGGCGAAAATGCCAAGGGATTTCTTTTTTTAGCCATGTCAGAAAATGACTTAGGATTTCGCAGTCGAATGTGGGCTCGTTTGCCCAGACGCCTTTTATGTTTTTGCCAGCCGTATTATTGAACCAGGTGACGAAGCGCTCGGCTGCGTGGTGGGGTAGTTCGCTGTCTGTTGGCGAGTCGCAGCGCTGAAGTAGTGCTTTTGCCTTGGGACCTTGTTCGTTCCACCATTTAAGGGTTTCAGGGTCTTCACGGAAGCCAATAAACTCGCTGGCGGTGCGGCTTATGTCGATGCTGAATGTCGATGTAATGTTGCCGCTGTCTCTGTCGAAAGCGCATGCGCCAATGCTTAGGATGGTGCAGTGTTTTTGTGATCCTAGTGTTTCTAGGTCGATCATTATGTCTGTCATTTTCAGTGCCTTTTGTGCTTTGTTTTGTTGTTGCTTACCATTCGTCTAGTAGTGCCTGAATTGCTGGGCGAATGGGTCTGTTTGATACGTATGCGTAGGCGGCGGTTGCTGCTATTGCGATAACCCACCCCAGAAGCAGAATAAGCATGATCACTAGGGCGGCGGCGATAAACAGGAGGATATCGGGTGCAGTGCTCATGGTTATGCTGCCTCGTTTTTTGGGTTGGTTTTTTTGGTGCCGTGCTTTTCGACTATTTCGTGTAGCCATAGGAGGCCGTTTAGGGTTGCCCATGTTTTAATGTATTCGCGATCTGGACGGCCCTCGATGCGGGCGCGCTTTGGTTCTAATATGAACAAGCCTTGCTGCACTAAGTGGCGCTTGGGTGTGTTGTCGCTGTTAAATAGCTGTTGGGTTTTTAGTAGTTTGTATAGCCCAATGAGCCCGCCTTTTATGTTTGTGCGCTGGGCTGCTTCTTGCATGTCTATTTTGCCGTTTTTGATGTGTTTCATTGTTTTGTTTCCTGTTGTTCGTCCATCCTGATTAGCCATTGTTTGGCGTCGTCTATGTCGCGTTCTGCGAATGAGAGTGAGCCTATGCCGTGGGCGTTTGCTATCCAGCGTTTTCCGGCTAATCCGTAGCGGGTTAGCTCTATGTGGCCGTGTATGTTTTTGCCGTTGTAGCGCCATGATTGGCCTATGCGTTTAAACCGTGGGTTGGGTGCTGGCATTGGCCCTGGGTCTTGATGCATGTTTGCTCCTATGCCGCTGTTGGCGGTGTTGTGTTGTTGGGTTTTGCAATAAGTTGGGCGCTTTTTCCGTTGTTTGTGATGTGCGCCTGCAGCCCTGTTTTTGCCTCTAATGCGATGAGGCGGTTATTTTTAAACATGGTTGGGTGTATGAGTATTTTGCTCATGATTTAGCCCCTGTAGGTCGTAGGTTTGGTATATCTCGCCGCCTGTCCATTCGATGATGTTTTCTGCAAGTTGGGTTGGCGGTAGTTGTGAGTTTGTTTTGCTACGTGTGCGCAGCCTTAGTAGGTTGCTGCCGCGTGCTGGTCGCCCTGTGCGTGTTGTGCGGTGCTGTGCTGTGCGTCCGCGTGGCGATGGGCGTTCTATGTCGTTTGTTGTGGTGCACTGTGCTAGTACGCAGATGATTAGGCTTAGTTCTATAAAGCCTTGGCGTATTGCGTTGATAACGAGTTCTGTGCGGTTTTTTGCGTGCAGTTTGTATCGTGCGCGTTTGGCTGTTGAGAGTATGCCAGCGAGGTTGCAGTGCATTTCGCGGGCTGCTTCTTTGTCGTTCATGCCGTGCTTGAGGCATTCGACGTATTCTTTTTCGCGTGGTGCGAGTGCTATAGGCATTGGTTTACTCCCTGTTTTGTGCTTGCTTAAACACGTTTTGTGTTAATTAAAAACACATTTAGTGTTTATGTCAACACAAATCGTGTTTTGTTTTTATTTGATGGTTTCTGCGAGTTGGTTCTTTATGTATATGCTGGGTTGTTAGGTGGGCAGGTGTTAGGTGTTGGGTGTTGGGTGTTTTAGTAATTTGGGGGCTAAATCTTATTGTGAATTGCTGAGACAGTTCGGTCTGTGTTGGTGTTTTTTGTTTGTTTTTTTGTTTGAGCCTTTTGCTTTTTCTAGTTATTGTTATTTTCTATTGTTTGAATTTATGTGAAGGGGTGTAAATACGCCTAAGTATTTTATATACTGTTTTTTTATACAGTATCCTTATATTACAAGGAGTTTTTTGTGTCTGAGATGGTAGTTCGGCGAGGAGATGTGGTTGATATAGGTACGCGTCATCAAATGCAGGCTGAGGCTTGTGCGCTGCTGCGTAGGCGGGTGCTGTTAGAGAAAAATGATAGTGTTACTGATGATCAGTATAGGTCTGAAAGTATTGCTCTTACGGCTCAAGAGCTTTTGTGGGCTAAGCGCTGGCGTGTTAGTTAGTTTTTTTTGATGGGGTTGATCCTGGCGAGGTTAGATCGTTGGCGGTTAATCCTAAGTTTGAGTAGTTGCTAAACATTTCGGCAATTAATTTTGCTTTTGTTTTTGCGTCCACGTCCTTAAATTTTCTTTCGACTGTGATAATTACTCGCTCTAAAATTTCGACCTGGCTATCTGAAAGATGTGATTTCGCGTTATAAGCCGCGCTATCTTCTGCAACTGTGTGTTCTGGCTCTATATCGTAAAAGAATAGAATCCCTTTTCTTAGGGTTTTAGCTATTATGGCAATATCCGATGCTGATGGGCTTCGAACGTCTTTTTCGTAGTTGCCAATTCTGCTTTGTGGGTTGCCTGTAGACCAGCCGCACTTTATCCCCAGTTGCTCTTGGGTGAGCCCTGCTTCTGTTCGTGCTTGTTTTATTTTTTGTCCAAATTTCATGCTTGCCAGTGTATCACGCATTGTGTTTTACCTTTAAACACGTTTGGTGTTGACCATAAACACAAAACGTGTTTTTATGTCGCTATGAATCGAATTAAATATTACCGAGAGCAATTAAAGCTCACTCAAAAAGAACTTGGTTTGCAGCTTTCTCCGCCGTTGGGTCAAGGTGCTGTTTGTAATCATGAGGTTGGCTTGCGTACTCCTGATGTTAGGCAGGCGCTTAGTTATGCGCGTGCGCTGGGGGTTTCTGTTGAGGAGCTGTTTCCTGTGGGAGATCAGGAAACAGCTGGTTTGCCGTCCGTTGCTTAGCTTGTAGGTAAAGTTTAGTTGGTGGGGCAGGTTATTGTTAGCCTTGTGATAGGGCTGTTTTTTTATACAGGTGTTTTATGAAGGTTATAGGATTTACAGGGGTTGCAGGTAGCGGTAAGGATACGGCGGCGGGGCTTTTGTTGAGGCAGCGTAGCGGCTACCGGCGGGCGTTTGCTGATCCTATGCGTGAGGTTGCGCGCTCTGTTTTTGGTTTAACGGCAGATCAGATGAGTGATCGGGTTAAAAAAGAGCATGTTGTGCCTTATTGGGGTTTGTCGCCTCGTGATATTTTGCAGCGCATCGGTACTGAGTGTGTGCGCGAGGTGTTTGGTGCGGATACGTGGGTTAAGTGTATGGCGCTTCGTCTTGAGGTGTTGCTAGCTGATGATGCGCTTGAGCCGTTGGGATCGGACTGTGTTGTGTTTACGGATGTGCGCACGGATGAGGAGGCCCGATTTATTCGGTCTAGGGGTGGCGTTGTGATTAATGTTGTTCGTCCTGGTGTTGGGCCGGTTAATGATCATGTGACGGAGCAGGGTATTGATGCTGGGCTTGTTGATTTTGTGCTTGAGAATAACGCGGGGCTTGATGAGCTGGACAAGGCGGTTAAGTGGGGTTGTGATGCGTGGTTTGATCGTGCGGTTGATATGTGTGATCTGGGGCGTGTGGCATGAGTGAGTTTATCCCTAAAGGTGGCATGTGTGCGGTTTGTGAGCATCGTGATGAGGATTGTTCTGCGATTGAGTTTAAGCATTGCCTTGTTATTGAGATTGATCATTCAGAGGATGTAAAAGTGGTTAAGTGTGGTGATTTTGAGCGAGAGGCGGGGCCTGCTTGTGAATCAAATTGCGGGTTATGTAGTAATAGATAGCTGCTTAAATTTGTTAGCTTTTGGGATTGTGACGCATGAAAAACTTTAGTTACCACTTGAAAGAAAATATTAAGCCGATGGTCTGTTTTTTTATTGCTGGTTTTTTAGTGGCGTGCGGCTTTGGTGCTGCTGATTGGTTAATGCCTAAAAAACCAGTTGAGTACAGAATTTGTGTGCAGGATGCAGGCGGCGATTATATGTGTGAAGTGTACAAGTAGTGGTTTTAGCCACCTAAACAACCGCAAGCGAGGTTACGAGCTGTCTGCTTGCTTTAACTTGTTATTTAGACTGAGGCCTACGGAGTGATGAAAAGGATTAATGAAAATTTGAGCGATCATGAGCTTAATTGCTTGGTAGTTGCTGCCCTTGGAATTGAAGAAGATGTTCATATAGGCGAAAGAAGTATTACACGGCATTGCATTGGTGGCAGCGTATTGCGTCAAGCTTATCCGCTCGATTACTGCAATAACGCCTCAGATACTTGGCGGTTGATATCAACATACAACATCACTGTTTGTGGTGATGGCTATGCTCATCTAACTTCTAGCAACCTACCTATGAATAGAGACGACATTGAGTATTGGGATACCAATCCTCTAAGAGCTGCCGTAGAGGTTTTTCTTGATATGCAGCAGGACTAAATAGCCCCGCGCTAATTTGAGCGAGTGGAACGAGATTCAGAATTAAGCGTATTGTTATTTTGCGCGGGAGGTTGATAAATATGAGAGAGAAATATTTAGAAGAATTTAAAAAACAATACGGCGTTTCCCGCGCCGTTATCTAGAATGCTAAAACTGCATCATTTCAGCCGCGCTCGTACTCTGCAACCGTAATTGCAATGGAAACACAAAGAGCTTTTGAGAAGTTTAAATCTGACAGCTTATTAGCGCACGAATAACCAAAAGCTAACAGGCTGCGAGTTTACGAGCAGTCAATGATTAAGCGCCTTGTTATTTGGCGTGGGAGATATAGAAATGGCCGTTCAAATAAGTATGAAAATGACACAGAAACAGGCAGGCGCAATGTACATGAAGCTTGTTGCTCTTGAAAATGAAATGAAAGAGCTGAAAGAAAGCTGGTATGACTTGGTTGGTAATACCGCAGAGCCTGATGCTTTCGGTAACGTGACTATCAGTGAGATTGATTACAACGCTTTCGACAAGTTAATAGCGCCCAAATAACCACGCTATAAAACGCGCGAGAGCAGCGAGCAGTCGGATTGATTGCATTGTTATCTTTTAAATTAAAGGACGTGTGATGAAAAGATTAGGAAATAAAGCAATTAAGAGTGATGAAATGCAGGGTGTCATCGATGGTACTAACTCAAATATAGAAGTAGGAACTTTGAGACTTGAGCTTGATAGAGATACTGCGTGGGCGCTTTGTAATGTTTTAAGCAAAAAACATATCGAAAATGAATGTGGGATGCAGTTAGAAAAAAGCCAATACAATAGTTTAATTAAATTAGGTTCTGCTATCGGTGCATTTATTGATCACAGCAACCGCGAGTTCGACCATTTAAAAGAATAACAGGTAGTTCAACGTCTGCGAGGTTACGAGCTGTACTGATGAGCGTAGTGTTATAGAAATAAGAAAGTGAAAAAGGTGCCCCCTTCTATTGGCGTAGAGGGGGCGGTATCAAGATTGCTAGTACCTTGCAGGGCTAACATAGCAATCTCAACAGGTGGATTAAAGCAGGTTTGTGATATGCCTGCAATGAGGCTGGTTTATGGGTCTTAATGAGCAGCTTGGCGCGTTGGTGACGCTGGGGGCGGTAATACCGAGTGATTTTAGTTTGTCGGTATTGTCAAGTGGTCGGGTTTTGAGTGTGCAGTTGTGTTTGATGCGCCATCCTATTATTGATGATGAAGTGGTGACTGTACCTGATCTATTGTTGTCTGAGTCGGTTAATTTGGAGGCGGCAACTGGGGCTCGGATCGTTAAGCAGTTGTACGATGAGGTTGTGCGTTTGGTTGATGTGGCGAGGTGTGCTGCATGAATCAGTTTGAGTATGAGGCGTTAGATGCTGAGGGTTTACCTCATGAGTGTCAGGTGTTATATATGCGGGTGCTGCGTCGGTATATGGATTATAAGACGGGCATTGTGGGTATTACGCGGCGCTTGAGTTATCAGGGGTTGCGTGAGGTGTTGGAGGTGCGTAGGCCGCAACGGTCTAAGGTGCCTAGCCAGATGTATACGCAGCGGCAGGTGCGTTGGTTTTTGGAGCGTTTAGAGGCGGTTGGTTTGATCTCTAAATGTGATGCGCCGTTGGTTTTTTTGTGTCGTTTGGCGTCTACAGATTTAGTCCGTCCAGATGTACAGCGGCAGTACAACGGCACTACAGCGGCAGGCACAACGGCACATAATAACGATAGTTTGTGTATTAATAATCAACAGGTTAGCGAATCCGCTAGCGTCAACAGCGTCATATCAAAAAACAGCCAATCGATTCTACAACGGCATACATCCGTTAGTCCGAATAACTCTCTCTCTATTCTAAACGCGCGCAAGAAATTTCAGATGCATTCTGATTGGGTTCCTGTTGATGAGCAGCGTGTTGCTGTGGCGTTGTCGTCATTTGGTGTTGATCCGCGTGAGTTGAGCGATTGGCAGAAATGCTCTGTTGTTGATCAGTTTGTTAATTATTGGGTGAATGAGCGGCCAGAGGTGCGGCATACGCAATCGGTTTGGGAGGATAAGTTTTGTGAATCAGCACTGAGGGTGCTTAGGGGGCGTGTAAATTAATAGGGTTTGATTGGTCGCGCGTGGGCCGTGGGAGTGGCTGGCGCTTTTATTTTATTTGTTTGGCTTGTGGAGAATTGCGGTATGGGTGCAGCGGAAAAGTTAGATATAAAACGGGCTCGGGTTGAGGCGGCGTGTGTGCCTTGGGTTGATAAGCGTTTGCAGGCGTGGGCTGAGTGGCTGGCGTGTGATGTGGGCGGTTTTGTTTCTGGTGTTGGTTATGGCAATAGTGCGTTGGCATCGATCATTGATGCGCGGGGTGATGTTGTTCGTTCGACTGGGGGCGGGGCGGCTGGTGAGATGCCGGATTCTGTTTATGAGATTGATCGTGCGATGCGTAAGTTATCATCAAGTGATAGCAAGCTGCATACTGCGCTGTGTGAGCATTACCGGCATGCGGACGCGGATGAGGCGGTTAGGGTTGCGCGGTGCGGTTGTAGTCGTCGAACGTATTTTAGGCGGATTGCGCAGGGGCATCATGCGTTGTTGTTCTTGTTGCCTGGACGTAAAGTTGCGGTTAGTGATCGCGGCGCAGGTGTGGTTAAAACGGGTGCGCGTGATGCGTTGTTGAAAAGTTTGGAAAAAGAGTTGACGAAAGTGCGGCACTAAACTAAGCTCTTTCGTGTACCTTGCGATAGGTGCGGATAGGCCCGAGTTTAACGACTCGGGCTTTTTTGTGTCCGTAAGGTTTTTCATGAGTGATTCAGCGTCAGTGCTTGCCCGTACCTGTGTTTTGCAGGTACGGGATTTTTTATGGGCGCGTTCAGGTGAGGGTGGGGCGATGTGATGTTTGATAAACGAGATATAACGGTTGATGTGTTGCGTAAGGCATGCGATCGCAAAGGTTATCGGTTTTTTGAAAGCGGTGATTTTAATCTTAATATTATTGGTATTCGTACTAATGATAATCAGGCGAATACGTTTAACGATTATCTATGTGTTGCCTTCAAGCAGTGCGGTCATTGGGTGTTGCTAACGTTAGACTGCACAACTGATTCGGGCGTTTATTGGCGTTTGAATCCGATGAATAAGCTCGGTACTGCGGTGTTGGTTCCTGGGCAGTATTCGGGTGCTTACATGCTGGGTCTGCATAAAGATAAATACAAGGCGCTTACTCAAGCTAAGGCGTTGCCTGTGTATCGTGATAATGATCGTGATGCTGAGGTTGATGTTGGCGGTGCGGTTGATAATGGCTGGCATGGGATTAATATTCATCCGCGCAGCCCTAGTGCTAAGAGTGATGATATCGGCCAGTGGTCGGCAGGGTGTCAGGTTGTTAAAGACTATGGCGAGCATATGTTGATCATGCAGCTGTGTGAGATTGCTCAAAAATGGTATGGCAATCGGTTTACGTACACGCTGCTTGAGGAATCTGATTTGTTATGAAGTTTGTTTTTGTGGTCATAGGTGTCGGGTTTTTGTTGCAGATTAGTTATGCGCCTCCGGCGTTGCAGTCTATTTGTTTGATTTAGTTTTGGTGGGTGGTGCGGGTGTTGGCATATCTGTTGGTCGCTGTTGTTTATGTCTGGGTTTTGTTTTGGTGTGGGCGTGTTGCGCTAGCAGTTAAACATGCGCAGCGGGCGAGAGAGGTTAATAATTTTGCGCAATATTTAGTGGCGTTCTCTGTAACTATTTCTGTGTTAGCTGTCTCGTTATCGTTGTTTATGATGACGTTAGATCTAGGTAAGCGCGCGTGGCTGGCTCATTATTGGGCGTTGTTTGATGTGTTTGTGGCTGTGTGTTTAGTAACAACGCTGCGCTATATAGAAAAATCGCTTTTAGTAGGACGGCAGGGATGAAGGCATTACTGGCACCATTTATCGATTTGTTTTGGTCATACGTTATTTATGGTTTGCATGGCGGGATCGGCGCGGGTGCTAACTATCTATTCCATCATTCAAACAAGGGGAAGCCGTTTAATTTAAAAGGCTTGATTATGTTTGTGTTGCTGGGCGCGGTTACTGTGATCATGATCGGTCCGTCTATCCCTACTGATTTCCCCGGCAGGGACGGAATGTTAATTGCGATTGGCTTTATGTTTTCCCCTATTTTAAATCTGCTGGATTCAAAAGGCGGGGCGATAAGTGAATGGTTTATGGGGCGGCTTAAGTGATGCGTACGTATATTCTTTTTATTGTAATGATGGGGCTGGGCGTTTGGCTGCTGCTAGATCAAGTTGAACAGAAAGCGTTGGCAGAGCAAGCTGTTGCGCAATATAGGCAATCATTCAATGAGGCTAATCTGCAGATAGAAAAGCTGAAGGCAAACAAGAAAGCGGATGAGCAGTTGATTGCTGATTTAGCTAAGGCGCGGCAGGTCCGAGAAAGCCAGAGTAGAGCGTCACAACAAAAAACTAAAGAAGAGTTAAGCGGCGATGAAAATTCTAATGCTAGTTTGCCTGGTGCTGTTGCTGAGCGGTTGCAAAACAGAATACATCGTCAAGCAGGTAAGCATGCCGGAGTTTCCGCCGGTTAGTTTAACAATGCCTTGCCTGCCTCCATCTTTGCCGCTGAATACATATGGCGATGCTGTGGAATATATAGAACCAGCGCTAGACGTGATAGACGAGTGTGATGATAGGTTTGCTGCAATACGCAAGTGGCGCGAAAGTCGGGAGCTTCCGGCACCGGATACATAGATAGGTTGAGTGTAGATCTTTAAAGAAGTCGGGCTTTGCTCGGCTTTTTTTTGTGCATCGGTTCTATGGTGGGGTTGGGCAGACTCAGAAAAACGAATGGGTCCTTTGGGAGATCTAGCTCTATACGGGGCACAGTAGCGCGGAATTTTCGCAGATATCTGGTGCTATAGGGGGTTGTGGTGGTAAGTGGTTGATTGTTGGTGATTTATGGAAACTTTGAATCTGAATGCTAAAGCTAGTCAAACAGCATTTGCTCGGTTGGTTGGTGTTTCGCAACAGGCGATTAGCAAGCAGATTGAAAAGGGGAATTTATCTGAGGGCGCAACGTTTGGTGAATGGCTGACTGAGTATTGTGATCAGTTGAGAGATCAGGCTGCGGGTCGAGGTGGTGAGGGGCAGGTTGATGTCGCTCAGGCCACGTATGAAGAAAAGAAAACTAAAACGGCGCTGATGCGCTTGGACTATCACGAAAAATTAGAGAATACGATAAATAGGGAAGAGGCTTATAGTTTTTTAGCGGATTGGTCGATGTATGCGACACGGCAGTTTAGGCAGTCGTTTGAGCGTTTACGTGATGATATGAATAATCAGTTAGAAGTAGAGCTTCCTCCGGAAATGGTGGAAAAACATGCTGGAGCTGCAATCGAACGAGTTAGAGACTATGCGCTCAAACTTGGCGGAAGTGACGGCGAGAGTGGCGGAGCTGTTCAATCCGCCGAAGAAACTTAGTACAAAGGAATATTTAGAAACACAGTTTGTATTGCCTGACTTTGGTGAATACGATTTTTATTACACCCCTTATTTCTTGGGTGTTTGTGCGCCGTTTGATGATTCTTCGGTTAATGAAGTTGATCTAATGAAGGCGGCTCAAATTGGTTGGACGTTTTTCTTGCTTGGCGTTATCTGTAAAACGATTGCTGAGGGCGAGTTTAATCCCTGCCCGATCCTAGCGTTATTTGCAAAAACAGGTGATGCGAAAAACTTTCACGATGAGAAGTTTTTGCCAACTGCTCAGGATAATCCATCGGTTAATGGTCGGATGGATGTTAGCACCTCCCGTAAGTCAGGGGCGCGCTGGGATAACCGATCTTTCCCTGGCGGGTTTATTAAATTGGTCGGCTCTAATTCGCCGGGTAACGTAAAATCCACGTCCAAGGTTGGGCTGGGGATTGTTGAGGAACCAGATGATACTGCTGATAACGTAGCGGGTCAGGGTGACGCGATTGGTAATATTGAGGAGCGATTAAAGCGTTATATCGGGTCGCTGCTTGTTGTAGGTGGAACGCCTGCAGTAAAGGGGTTGTCAAAAACAGAGGCTCGATTAGAGCAAACTGATAAGAGGGTGCTTCCTGTTGCTTGTCATGAGTGCGGTGATTCGCATGTGCTTGATTTTGCAAACGTTGTTTGGAGTACTGATAACCTAGATTCTAGCCATCCTATTTACGGCAAAGCTGATCCTGATACAGCGGTTTATGTCTGCCCGCATTGTGGCACCGAATGGGATGATTACCAGCGCCAAACAAACATAAGAAACACCTGTTTTGATGCCTATAACCGAGGTGATGTTAACGCGGGCTGGACGCCAACAGCAAAATTTACAGGCAAGGCTGGCTTTATGGGCTTGTCTGAATTGTACGTTTGTATGCCGGGGACGAGCCTCGCGGATGTTGTTAAAGAATATCTATCGGCTAAGGCTGAGTCAGAGAAGGGTAATCAAAACCTACTGATTAAATTCACAAACCAAAAGCTTGGGCAAAGTTACGAATATAAAGACGATAACGCCACGGCTGATGAATTACGGGCTAAAGCAGAAGATTATCAAGAGCTGGTCGTTCCAGATGGCGGTTTAGTATTGCTGATGACGGTTGACGTGCAGCGCGATCGTATTGCGATTGTTATTAGAGCCTACGGCGAAGCGCAAGAAAGCTGGCTTGTTTTCTTTGGTGAAATTTGGGCTCGAAACGACATAAACGACATTAACGATCCAGTTTGGTCGGAATTAGACCGCATGGTGTTTGGTTGCTATCAGCATGAGTGCGGCGCATTTTTGCGCATTGATGCAATGGAAATTGATACCAGTGACGGTGTAACTCAGGGTGCTACTTACTCATATGTACGATCAAGACAGGGTAAGGGCGTAAAAATTCGCGCAATTAAAGGGGCTACTTCAGCTGATGCGCCGATTGTCTCGTTGCCTCGCCGTATTGATTTAAATGCAACCAAAACCAAAGCCGATCGTTTTGGCTTGGAATTGTGGCGCGTTGGTACGCAGTTATCAAAAGACGCGCTGGCAGGGCGGTTGAAATTATCCGGCACGGGCGCAGGTCGAATGCATTTTTATGAATCGGTCCGTACTGATTATTTTGATCAGTTAACGGGCGAGGTAAAAGCGCCGTCAAGAACTCAGCGGGGCAAAATGGTTTGGCAGCAAAAATCAGGTACAGCTATCGAGGCATGGGATTGCGAATGTTATCTGATTCATTGCGCAATGGTTGAAAAGCTGCACCTTAAAAAGAAATCATGGTGGGAAGCCAAGCGCGCTGCATTAATACAGGTTGATATGCTGGGCGATCAATCGCCGGATGATCTGATAACAAATATAGATCATCGACCAAACATTGATATCGATGCAGTGTATGAGAGCGGTGCTGATCTGTTGCCAGAGTCGAAGCCACAGGCGCAGAAGTCACCAAAACCAACACCTAAAAAACAAGGTCTATCGCTTAAAGAGTTAGGCCGTATTATGAATGGGTAAAGAGATGGCAACACAAACTCAATTAGAACAAGCTCGGCTAGCAAAGCACCAGATCATAACCGGCACAAAAGCAGTTAAAGTGCAAAAAGATGGGCGTTCTGTTGAGTATAACCAAGCCAACCTTTATCAACTAGAAAGCTACATTCAACAGCTAGAATCAGAACTCGGCAGCGGCAAGCTACGCCGCCCAATGGGGGTTTATCTATGAGCGATCCTCAAGCAATAGTCGGGCTAGATGGCGCTCCATTGCGGCAAAGCATGAGCGCATATCAAGGTGCGGGGGCGGGGCATGGTGGCCAATTATCAAAATGGTATCCCGGCCTTAAAACAGCGGACGCAGCGCTATTGCCTGATCTTAAAATGGGTAACGCCCGCGCTGAAGATGTCGTACGTAACAATGCATTTGCAGCCAATGGGGTGCAGCTGCACATTGATAACATAGTGGGTGACAATTTCCGGTTAAGCTATAAGCCGCGCTGGGAATCGCTGGGTGTTAATGAAGAGGACGCCATTGCTTTTATTCGTGATGTAGAGGAGCTATGGCGTGAAGTAGCAGAAGATCCAACCGGCTGCTATTTAGATGCAGAGCGAAAACGCACATTCACAATGATGATGCGTGAAACGGTCAGTATTCATACCCGACTGGGCGAAGATTTTGCAGCCGCTGAATGGATTGATCGACCGGGTTCATTAATTAAAACATGTATTAAATCCATATCACCAAAACGGGTTTGTAACCCTAGCTACGGCATGGATACCAATTTAATGCATGCCGGTATCGAATTTGATACTCATGGCGCGGCATTAGCGTATAACATACGCGAAGGACAAGCCTCGGCCTATGGGCTTGGTGATGGAATGGGGCATAGCTGGAAGCGTATAAGCCGTGAAACAAGCTTTGGGCGACCTCAAATAATCCATATATTTGAGCCAACAGAAGATGGCCAAACACGCGGTGCAAACCAGTTTCTTAGTGTGTTGGAGCAGTTGCAAATACTGCCAAAAATGCACCATACCAAACTGCAAAACGCCATCGTTAACGCAATGTATGCAGTAACGCTAGAATCAGAGCTAGGGCCGGATGCGGGCATGGCATTGCTTGGGGGTGAAACCTCAGAAGAAATGCTAAAAAACTACATGATGGCTGTTAACGGCTTTAGAGGCGGCGCGCTTAATATCGGTGATGGTGTTAAGGCGCTGCAACTACTGCCTAATGAGCGCCTAAACCTGCGGACCAGTGGCAACGTAGATAATGGTTATTCTGAACTAGAAAGCGGTGTTCTTGGCTGGATAGCGGCGGGCCTTAACCTATCAAAAGAAGGGTTGAGCAAAGATTTCTCGGGCTTATCGTACAGTACTGCGCGGGCGTCAATGCTGGAGCAATGGCGCTACTTTATGGGTCGTCGTAAAGTAATCCCAGCGCGTAAAGGCGCAATCATCTTTGGCCTGTTCTTAGAGGATGTGCTGCATAGCGGTATCGTCAAACTGCCAAAAGGCGCTAAGCGAAACTTTTACGAAGCGCGCGGTGCTTGGTGTAATTGCGAGTTTATCGGCACAGGCCGCCTAGCGATCGACGGTCTCAAGGATGTAAAAGAAGCAGTCATGCGCGTTGAATACGGATTTAGCACGTATGAGAAAGAACTGGCACAAATGGGACTTGATTATCAAGAGGTCTTCAAGCAACAAGTGCGAGAGCAAAAAGAACGTGAAGCGGCAGGCCTGCCAAAACCGGCTTGGTTGCAAAACGATAAATTTGCAGAGGATCTGCCCGATAGTTCGGCGGCGGCTTGATTTTGCCCCGCCACAAAATGTTACATGTAATCTTTTGTGGTGGGGTAAAAAGTTGTTCAATTTATTAAAATAATAAACCAAAAAGGTTTACTTTTAGATTGAGAGAGGTATAATAGGCTTAACGGTAAGGGAATGGCCCGGCCGGTAACTTGAAGGAATAAGATCATGAGCAGCCTAATATCACAAAATGAAAATGGCGTTATTTATGTTGAAAACAATGAAGGTCAGATCTTTGGGATTGTTTCACCAACCAAAATCATCGATGAAGATGGCTTAGCGTTTGAGCAAGACGCTTTAACAGTATTAGAGCTAAACGGGTTCAATTTAGAGCAGGACTGGGAAAACGAAACAACATACATTGAATTTACTGAAGACAACGGCGAATCTTCTAAAGTTGTTTTCAATAATAACGACGTAGATATAGTTGGTGAATAAGCTTAACAGATCGGTCAGTTTCCCGCTGGCCGATTACATCACAGCTTATTACAATGGAAACCAGCGACAATTTGCGCAAGCGTTGGACGTTAAGCCTCAGCAAGTCACTAAATGGTTAAATATGGGCTGTATTGTTGTTGATCACACACTATACAGTCCTCGGCGGGATATAGGTCCGCCCTTGATAAACGAATAACAAGCAACCCGCCCTGTGCGGGTTTTTTTATGCCTGCAATTCAGGAAATTAAACAATGAAAAACATGGCACATATAGCCAGTAGAGTGCTTAACACGCCTCTACTGTTAGAGCCTGGATACGCGCGCACTTTTTTTAGTGCGCTAGCGCCACGGCTGGGCATTTTAGAACTGCAAGACAACGAAGGCACCATCCTTACGGGTGAGAAAATGCGGCAGTCGGCGGCGGCGTGGGGTGGTAGTCAGCGACTAGAGAGTGGCGGCGAAACAGTAACCCGAACGCGGCTTAATCGATATGGCGAAAAAGAAGTTATATATCACGTTGTAAGCGGTGTAGCTATTTTGCCGGTTAAAGGCACGCTGGTTCATAAGTCGGGTTATTTAAACCCATTTAGTGGTATGACGGGTTATGACAGCATTATTCAGCGGGCATCGTTAGCGTTTGCAGACTCTGCAGTTTTGGGGGTTCTGTTGGATAACGATACGCCTGGTGGTGAGGTCTCTGGCTGTTTTGATGCATCGCAAGCATTAAGAGTGATGGCAGATAAGGCAGGAAAGCAGCTCTGGTCTCTCTGCTACGACATGAACTGTAGTGCAGGTATGGCGCTGGCAAGCTCTGCGCATCGCCGTTTAATTACTCAAACCGGCATAGCAGGCTCGGTTGGTGTAGTCATGGCTCATGCGGATATGTCTAAAAAGCTAGAAGATGACGGCGTAAAAGTAACGCTTATCCACTCCGGCGCGCATAAAGTCGATGGTAATCCCTATGAGGCGCTGGGTGCTGATGTGCTAGATCGTTTTCAAGCGGAATCTGACGGCCTACGTAACGAATTTGCGCAACTGGTGGCCGATCATATGGGGCTTGATGTTAATGCAGTTTTAGCGACCGAAGCGGCAGTGTATCGCGGTCAAGCGGCGGTAGATGTCGGCTTTGCGGATGAATTGGTAAACGGTATCGATGCGGTATCTATTTTCTCAGAACAGCTGTCCACGCAGGGCAGAACAATCTCAATAGGAGCGAGTATGTCTAAAACAGACGTTAAACCAGCGGCGGAAACGCCCAACGCAACCGGCCCTGCGGCGGGTGAAGATGCGCCAACAGTTCAGGCATCGGAAAATACTCCGGTGACTGAGCCTTCAGGCGATAACGAGCCAGATGCAGCGGCGCAAATGCAGGCGCGTATTGCAGGCATTATGCAGTGTGAAGAGGCGAAAGGCCGCGAGGCAACCGCTAATCACTTGGCATTCAATACCTCCATGAGTGTGGACGATGCCAAAACGCTACTGGCAACGGTAGAGATCGCCAAGGCGGACGCTTCTGATATGGGTAATGCCCTAGCTGACGCAATGGCCAATGAGCAGACGCCTAATATCGGGGCGGATCAAGCAACCACGGCGCAACCGGGTAATTCTCTGGTTGCAAACTACGAAAAAGTAACAGGTGATAAATAATGGAAACTTACGTTCCTGATAACCGCTTCTCAGGCAGTGATGAAGCAGCAACAACCGAAATTACAATCGCGTCAGGCCACGACCTTCCAGCGTTGTCGCCTCTTGGTCAAGTTGCGGCCTCGGGTAAATTTGTACCGTGGGACCCAACCGAAACAGACGGCAGCGAAGTTGCTACGCGCTTAACCGTTGCGCCGATTGATACAACCGGCGGCGATGAAGTGACGCAGGCCTACAAAAGCGGCACGTTCAATGTTGATTTGATCGAATGGGATGGCACGCCAACAGACGCACAAAAGCTAACAGCATTTGTCGGCACACCAATCAGTCTGCAGTCTGCGGGTTAATCGTAAATTAATTGAATTAATAAAAAGCCCCTGCATTAAAACAGGGGCTTTTCTGTTTCTGGAGAAACAAAAATGGATACATTTGGTACAGCGGATCTACTCGGCGTAGTAGAGACTAAGCAAAAGTTTCAGGCGCTATTTTTGGCGATGTTCTATCCCAATATCTACAACTCTGAATCAGAAGAGATCAAGCTCGATCAGCTAGATGAAGATGTTGATATTGCAGTAACTGTTGCCCCTGTTGTTGGCGGTAAAGTGATTGCCGACAAAGGCTACTCAACCAACAGCTTTCAAGCGGCATACGTTAAACCAAAGCACGAAGTAAGCCCAAACAAGCTAATGAAACGCCGTGCGGGTGAGCGCCTAACCGGTGCGCTAACGCTGGGCCAGCGCCGTGAAGCGCAAATTGCTGAAAACATGCTTAAAGAGGATCTAGCGATTCAGCAGTACGAAGAAAAGCAAGCGGTTGATGCAATCGTTTACGGTGGCTACACGGTAGAAGGTGAAGGTTACGAAGCTCAGCAAGTTGATTTTGGTCAAAATAACGGCAACAACATTGCGCTAACGCTAACGGATCGCTGGTCGCAAAAAGATGTAGATACATATGATCCGACTAACGATATGACAGAGTGGTGCTCCCAGTCGGAGGGCATGATTAATGTCGCGGTGATGGACTCCAAAGCGTGGGCGCTGTTTCATAGCTTTAAAGCGGTTCAGGATAAACTTGATACTCTGCGTGGCAGTACTTCTACCCTAGAAACGGCTCTTAAAAACCTTGGCGAAAGCGTAAGTTTTAAAGGCTACTTTGGTGATGTGCAGATTGTTGTTACTCAGAACTATTACAAAGAGGGTGGTACTAAAAAACGCTACCTGCCGGATAACTGCATTGTGTTTGGTAATACGAATAACCAGGGCGTGCGTGCTTACGGTGCTATTCAGGATATCGATGCAATCAAAGAAGGTATGTCGCAGACAGATCGCTTCCCTAAAAACTGGGTAACGCAGGGCGATCCAGCGCGTGAATACACAATGATGCAGTCCGCGCCGCTTATGGTGCCAATGAGCATTAACGATTTTGTTGTCGTTATTGTTACGGACGAATAATCGATAAGTTGTGAATATAACACAGGGGGCTAATTGCTCCCTTTTTTTATTAAAAGCACGTAGGTGATTAGCATGACAGTATTATCAAAAGAGCAGTTAGCAAGCTTAGATGAAGAGAAGCTAGCGGAGCAGATCGGGCGTTTATCTGCTGCCCTGAAGACCGAGATCCAAATCCCAAAAGATGCAGATAAAGAAGCGCTTATTGATCTTTACCTGCGGGCGCTTCCAGATGATCTAATCCCAGCGCCAGCGGCAGACGTTAAGCAAATTAAATTGCTTAGAACGATCCGTTGCACGGATGGCAAAAACAAACTAGCCCCGGTTAAAGACCAGGTCCTAACGATTGGTGATGACATTACCAAAAAAACAGCGGATCTGTTGATTAAAGCGGGTTATGCAGTGCTGCTTAAATAGCGGCACTTAATTAACGTAAAAATGGGTTAGTTATGAAAAAACTAATAGTTCCAGAAGATGCGCGGATGCACGGTGTAGCGTTAAAAAAAGGTAGTTACTCACCTGATGAGCTGAATGAAATGAAGCACAGTAAGCGCAATATTGCGCTGTTTGTGTCTAGTACGGCGGCGCATTGGGCTAGCGAGCCTGAAAAAAAACCGGCTAAAGCAGCGACAAAAGCACCAGCTAAAGCGGCGGATTAATTATGTCCGTATTTGATGATCTGATAACCGACATGGACGGGGTTATTTCGGGTGAATTTGGTGATGAAGCGATCCTGTCAGCGCTCGATGCTGACGGGGGCGATGAATATCCCATTCAAGCGATTTATGAGCAGGGCGTGCAATCAGTAGACGGCTACGGTGCAGCACCAAAAGATGTTGTTAGTATTCCTGGTCCACCAATCGAGCTTAAAACGGGGCAGGTTGTCCGGTTTATAGGAACGGGTGTCGTGCTTACTCTGCGTGAAGAGTTAGAAGACGATGGTCATATGGCGGAATGGGCTGTTACAAAAGCGGATTAACGCTGCAAACAAAATAAAGCCAGCCCAGCAATGAGCTGGCTTTTTTGGTGGGGTGCTTTATGGCGGGATCAATCGAGCAGCAAATAGCGGTGCTTACAAAAAAGCTTCAATCGATCAAAGCGATTGAGGTGCCGCGCGCGACGGCTAGTGCGCTAAATAAAACAGCTGCAGCGGCAAAAACCAGAACGGTGCGGGGCGTGGCTAAATCTATCGTTGTTCCGCAAAAGCATGTGCGAAAGCGGGTTTATATAAGCCGCGCAAATTCAAAAAAAATGCGGGTACGGTTGCGCAACTACTACCGTGGAATCTCTGTTATTGATTTAAACGCGCGTGATTCTGGTAAAAGCGGTTGGCGTAGCAGAAAAGGCAGGGGTGTAAAAGCAGGTAAGCGTACTTATAGCAGTGCATTTATCGCGCGGGGGCGGAACGGAAAACAGCACGTATTCGAGCGCAAAGGATCGGCACGGTTGCCCGTTGACGTGGTGCGTGTAGATATACGCAAACAGGTTGAGGATATAGCGCCAAAAGCGGCAGAGCGCGAACTTAAATCAAATTATGCCAAGCGCCTTAAAAGCGATCTCGCATGGCGTTTGAGTAAATATGAGGCATAGGTATGTCAAAAAACACTAATGTAAAAATAGTGTCCGGTGGTTCAGTTCAAACAACACAAGTGCTTGTTGATGGCGTAAAAGTTAAAAACGTCAAAAGCATTTCTGTGGGTAAGCTTGAGGCGGATGGGTCGGTAAAGGCAACTATTGAGATTGTTGGGCCTGAGCTTGATTTGGTGGTTGATGAGTTAATGGTCAATAAATTGGAGCTTTAAGCATGAATAACGGGCAACGCAAACTAATCCGTGATCATATAAAAACGGTTATTGATGCAGCGGCTATCCCAGACATTCAGCTATTCACGTTTAAAAAATCAAATTTAGACGGCGAAAAAGTGGCGGTCTGTATCTACTTAGAAAACGGTGATTATGATCAGCTCGAATACGACAGTACGTTAACTGTTCGCGTAATGGCACCAGATCAGCAAAACGTTGATGACGTGCTGGATGCGGTGGGTGATCAGATAGAGGCTGTGCTGGGGCAGGATATTACCCTAGATGGCAATTGTCGCTTTATTACCGAGAAAGGGTACGAATACGACAGAGAATCAACCCAAGCATGGACGGCGCTCGATATGCAGTACGGTGTTAATCACTAATGCAGCGGCAGAGCGATTAGGTAGAAAGGGCGGTAATGATAGCAAAGACCACCTGTTGGATTGTCTAGCCCGTGAAATGTGCAAAAGCTGGACGCTACAGCAAAGGCAAACCTACCTAAGTAAGCTGCCGCCAACCGCGCAAGATGATTTAAAGCAACGCTTACTTACAGCGTTTAAACATAAAAAACAAACAACAAAGCCTCGTTACTAATCCGGTAACGGGGTTTTTTATTACCTGAAATAAGTTAGGAGATAACAATGGCCGGTGCAAATATTTCGATCCCTGCCCAAGGTACAACGCTTGAAATTGAAGATACAGAAGTATCGCCAACATTTCATGCGGTTGGTGGTATTAAAACAATCAGCTTTGCAGAGGGTGAGCCCACGGAAAATGATGAAACTGTCTTAACCAGTACGGCTAAGGAGTATACCGTGGGTTTGCCGGATTCTGGGCAGGTAACAGGTACGTTGCAGTATAACCGTAGCGATGCAGGTCAGGCTGAAATGCATACAGCCAAAATCGCCTCAGAAGAGCGTAATTTTAAGTTAACGCTGGCTGATGGTGCTGTGGGCGAGTTTGTTGGCTTGGTTAAAAATGTCCCCTTCTCTGGCAATGTAGGCCAAAGTCTTGAGGGGCAATTTACAGTGCGTATTACTGGCGCGGTGACTTGGTCTTAATTATGTCAATACTCGATATCAATAAACTCAAACTGCAACCGGCAGTTAAAGAAGCGTTTGAGGGGCAGGATGTTTATATTCTGCCCACGCTTAACTCGCTCGATATGATCGCACGCTATCGCGAACTAACCGAGCTAGATAAAGACGACGAAGCCTATTCAATGAAGGTGGCCACTATTTATGTGCGCTATCACATTGTCGATAAAAAGGGTAAACGGCTATTTACCCAAACAGTCAATGAGCTAATACAGGATTTTAACGGCGATGCAATTGATCGGCTTTATGGATTAGTTGAAAAACGTTTAATGCAAACGGAGGCAAGCGAACCCGAAAAAAACTCCTAAACAGCCCAGGGCTTGAATTTGCCTTTGGGCTGGCTGATAAATGGGGTATAGCAAACCCGTTTGAAATGCTAGAGGAGATGCCAGAACAGGTAATGCAGTACTGGCTGGCATATAAACGCCTGCAGGATCCAGAAGAGCGGCAGAAAGCGCATTGGGATATTTTAGATCCTGATGAGTTTGTTAAACAGCAAAGCGCGGCGCTTAGAGATAATCTAACGCGAATAGGGCGAGAGGCAGAGGCCAATAAAAACTGATATTCTCGCAATTCATCAAGGAGCTAAAGGAGTAGAAGATGATAAGGTTTGTTTTGTTCGTGTTTCTTAGTCTGGTAAGCGGCTTAGTGGCTTCTGAATCTTTATTGGGACGGGTTTCTGAATGCCCTGATAAGGATTCGGCTTTCGATAGATTGGCGTGTTTTGATCGGGTTGTTGAGGATTTTGGTTTAGATAAAAAGAGCCATAAAGCGGCGGTAAGTCCTGGGAAATGGGCGGCTTTTAGTACGGTATCAGATTTTGATGATGCGGTGTCTTATTATGTATCCCTGAAATCTGTTAGTGAGGTGTCGATTGGTGTTTATCGAAAGGTGACACCGGTGCTTACTGTTGCGTGTAGTAACGGTCAATTGTCTGGCTTTATTAACTGGTCTTATTATTTGGGGCTTGGATCGGTCGCTGCGCGATTTAGGTTTGATAAAAATCGTGCATATATGGAAAGTTGGGACACTTACGGGGATCATAAAGCGATGTTTTTCCCTGATGATGCCCGCAACTTAGTTAAGCGACTTGTAGCTCATAATAAATTATTAGTGCAGGTTGCTCCGTTTTCTGAGCTTCCTGTTATGGCAGAGTTTAATATTGCTGGGTTGTCGTCTCATTTGGATGAGATAAAAGCTCACTGCTATTTTTAGCGGATATTTGACCGAACCAACCTAATAGGGCTATAGTTTGCGGGTGAGGCGTCGAAACCTCTAAAAGGCGGACTACCCAACCCTGTTAGCGTTGGTTTTTTTGTGCCTGTCGTTTATCGGCTGAGTGCATATGTGTTATGCCGGGAGGGTGGTTAAATAAAATACCCTTGTGGAAATAAATCACGCGGTTTCCTTTTAGCCGTTTCGAACCTCCCGACACCTATTTCTTCGAAGAAATTAAAAGGAGGTCATGATGACCACTCAACTACAGCAGGTAGCTGGATTTAATCCGCAAGATATAATTTCTGTAAATAGTGATCAATTGGTCACAAACTCTCTTAAGGTTGCTAAGGTTTTTGGGAAGCAACATAAAGATGTCTTGTCGAAGCTGAGAATGCTTGATTGCTCTGATTATTACCGTGAGCGAAATTTTTCGCTTACGGTTAAGGAGCGACAAAATCCTAGTGGCGGGAAGCCTATTAAATCGCCCGTGTGTGAAATGACCAAAGACGGATTCATGTTTTTGGTGATGGGCTTTACAGGTAAAAAAGCGGCTGAAATTAAAGAGCAATACATTAACGCCTTTAATTGGATGGCGGATAAGCTCACCAAAGATCATGTTAAGCATCTCAACAAGGTTGAATACTTTAATCAGCCGGTTGTCTCGTTTGAGATGATCGATCAGGCGCATGGGCGGGTTGCTGGACATGCAAGTAAACGTTTTTATGGCCGAAAGAAGCGCGAATTTTTATTAAATAAAGATTATTTTAAAGTGGCGCATAGTGAGCAGCAGCTGTTAGAGCGCTTTGGGCTAAATGTTAGTGCGTCTGGGATTATCCTTCTTACGCGTAGTGGTTACGATAAATTAACCCGGGGTTTTACTGAGTTTGGGGCAGATCATACGCGCGGTTTGATGCTTTCACGTTATTTTGAGCCTGTTGCTAAAGATAAATATAAAGGGCTTCCGCCGGATCTGCTTATTCAATCGCTTAATTTGTGTGCGCGCTGGGTGGCTGTTCAGGAGTCGTCGGCCAGTAATGTAATCAAGGTGACGGGTTTATTTGAATGGCGGCGCGACATGGAGCGGTTTGCAGAAGCGCTAAAGTGTGAGCAGGTTGTAAAAATGATAGAGCGTGAGAGCTCGTCGAAATGCAAGCAGGCGATAGAATTGCTAACTAAGCGCGTGCAGTTAGAAAGAGACCTGTCGCTAACGCGTGAAGAGTATATGAGTCAAAACTTACAGCACCAAGTGCGCGAAATGGCGTGGGCAAAACATTGGGACCTTTTAAGGTAATAAAATTTTAATAGATAAAACCCGCTTATTAGCGGGTTTTTTTATGTCTGGGGTTTGGTATGACAAACGTTGCAGTGCTTGATATAGAGATGCGCGCAAAAACATCCACGTTTGATCGAAATGTGACGCAAGCTGGAAATAAGGTTCAGCAGTTTGGTAAACGTGCAAAGATGGCGCGGGCTGAGACAAGTAAGATGGAAGCGGGCTTTAGGCGTGCGAGTAATGCTGTAGCTGTTTTAGACGGCCCGTTTGGTGGGGTATCTAGTCGGTTAAGTGGTATTGCAGCAGGATTTGCAACTGTAGGCGTAGCGGGTACTGCGGCGGGCTTGGCTATTGCTGGCTCTGCAGTTGTTATTGGTAAGGGTGTTGGTGTTCTTGCTGAGACTGAGCGGCAATTATTGCGAACAGAGGCGCTATTAAAATCAACTGGAAATGCCAGTGGGCAAACGGTTGATCAATTAGACCAGAATGCGCGGGCAGTGGCACGTAGTACATTAGCAAGCACAGAAGGGATTCGTGATGCCCAAGCTATACTGTTGACGTTTAAATCGGTGAGTGGTGATACGTTCACGCGCGCGATCAGTTTGGCGCAAGACATGGCGGCGGTGACAGGTGGCGAGGCTAAATCATCAATTTTGCAGCTGGGTAAAGCGCTAGAAGAGCCGACAAAAGGATTGTCTGCATTAACCCGATCCGGTGTGTCATTTAATGCGCAAGAGAAAGAAAAAATTAAAACGCTGGCAGAAAGTGGGCGGCTATTAGAAGCGCAAGGCCTGCTGTTGGATAAGGTAGCGGGGCAGTTTGGTGGTGCCGCTCAGCGAGAGGCTGAGAGTTTTGCGGGATCGGTTGATACCTTAGGTCAAGACTTTGATGAGCTAGCAGAAAGCTTGGCTAAAGTAACAAAGGCGGGCGATGCGACTAAAGGTGTTATGGATCTTTTGGCGCAAGGGTTTCGTAATTTTAAAAATGATATCGATCCTGAGCCTGTTATTGAGTACAACCGATTGCTGGCAGAGCGTAATGAGCTAGAAAGTAAATTAAGTAAAAGTCGAGTTCGGGGCCGAAGTGGGTATGAGGTACAGCTATCGGAAGTTAAGACGCGCCTTAAAGAGCTTCGTGCTGATGAGGATGCCCGCGAAGAGCGCCTGAAAAAAGCGCAGGCGGATGCGGAAAAATTCAGAGAGGCGCAGCAGCAGCAAGTTATCGAAGCCAAAAAACTTGCAGAGCTAGAAGAGCGGCGCTTAAAAGCCCAAAAAGAATCGTTGCAGTTGGCTAAGTCCCGTGGGGCGAAAGGTACAAGCTTATACAGCAAGCTTTTTGCTGAAGATGAGAGTAAGCCGAAAAATTATAACCGCAACTTTAATTTTGAGTCTGAGGCTAAATCGGCAAAGCGGTTGCTGGATGGTGGTAATGCTCAGGCTGCGGGGCAGTTTATTGATCGTGCGCAAGCGTCTTATGTGGCATCTAAAAACTATGGTTGGGCCTCTAATTATGATTTGCAGGGCATGAAGGATGTTGTGCTATTGCTGCGCGAACAGGCAGGGCTTGATTATAAAGATCCTGATAAAGACTCTCGCAGAAGTGGTGCGGCGGATAGTAAAGAAGGGGGTAAGTCGCTGCTAGAAGTTACCCGCGAAAACGGCGATAAGCTTACGCTGGTATCTGAAAGTTCGGCTGAGATGACCAAAAAAGTTGAGGAGTATTTAGAGGTTCAGCGTCAAGCGATTCAAGGGGCGTCAAAGCAAAACGGCCCAACCAAAAAGTTTGTGTTAGAGCTGGCAGTGCCGGGTAAAAACAAAAACCTATCTATAACGGCAGAAACTAAGGATGAGTTCGAGAGCAGTATTGCTAGCTTGTTAGAGGGTGCTGCATCCGGTTTGTAGTTTTTGATTTAAATATAGGCCCTTTTTAGGGCTTTTTTTTGTGTCTTATTTTCGTTACGGAATTTATCAATGTTAAAACTTTATACAGATGCCGCGTGTACAACGGCGGTGGGTTCGAGTGTGCCTGTTGCTGCGTTTACTGATCATAGTGAAGGTGCGCAGGACTTTGTTTTTTACCTCGCTGATGTTGAGGCGGATGAAAGTGATACAGGTGATTATGAGGTAGTTGCTGATCCAAATCCGGGCGTTGATAACATTGTGCTAACGCCTGCGGATGGTGATCCGGTGGGTGGTCAAAGTGTAAGCGAAATTAAATTATCAACTACGTTGCTAGGTCTGGATTCTGCAACGGCGGGTGATCCGTTGTCGCTGGGTACTACAATCACGGCCGGCGAGAGCGGTGCGGTTGAGTTGCATGTGCGGTTTGAAAATACGCGCTCGGTGGTCGGTATAGCGTCCGATTTAACAATTGATGTTTCAGCAGTACAAGTGCGAGTTAAACCCTAATGACAGTATTAACCTCTTTTAACGTAAACGTGCAGCCAAAGCAGCCTGCGGTTAGGTTGTTGGGGTTTAATGCCAATGTGCAGGCCAAGCAAGCGGCGGCTGAGCTGTTAGCGTTTGATGTTGATGTGCAGTATAAAGCGGCTTACTCCGCGCAAACGTTGCTTGGTTTTGATGTAGATGTGTGTGCGCGATATCCGGCGCGGTCGTTGTTGACGCTAGATGTGCATGTTGCCAAAAAAAGCAGGCGCTGGGAGGCGGTTGTTTTGGTTGATGGTGTTGACGTTACGCCGCGCGTTACAGGCACGGTTATAGTTACAGGGCAGGAAGGGCAAAATAAAACCGCAAGTTTTGTGCTTAAAAATCCGGCGGGTGTTGTTGATCCGCTGGCGGTTATTAATAAAAAAGTGACGATTGATTATATTCAGCCAGATGGATCTGCAGATAGAGTGTTTACTGGGTGGGTAGAGACGCCAACTTATTCTGTTGAAACGGGCCGTACCCAAATTGCAGCGAGTACATTGCTAAGTAAGCAGCTGGATAAAATGAGCCGTGATGAGATTGATACGCTCATTGGTGGCGAGTGGTCCGAATATCTGTTTGATGAAGAGGCTGAAGGCGAGGATTACGCCAACGATCTACTGCGCACTCGAATGGCAAGCCTACAAGTTGATGCGTACGGGGTTATACGCCTAGTACCGTGGGCGGTAGGCGCTGTTGATAAAGTGCTTACAGGCAACGACTTATCAGAAGATATGCTAAGCGTTACCCTGCAAGACTCCAAAAGCCTAGTTAATAAAATCAGTGTTGATGTTGAATACCGATATACCCGTTTGCGTCATCGTGAGCGGGAATATTATTGGGAAGCGCCGGGGGTTGATTACTGGGGTGATTACATGGTTAAGCCCTACCCTCTAGTGCCAAAAACCCTAATACGGTCCGCCATTGAATCAACCGGTTGGGAGCTTAAAGGCGCGGTTAGCTATCAGGATATTCCTGCTACTGGGGCGTATACGGTGAATGGCCTAAGCCAAGGTTGGGTTAACCCATCGCCAGAGCTCTATGCTGTTTCTGCAAGCTGGTCGCTAGCTAATCGTTTTACTCAAACCATTACCGAAAAATACAGCCTAACATTCACAGCATCAGAAAGTATTGAGGTGTGGGGCGAGGTCCCATCGTCGGATCGTTCGCACGGGGTAACCGCTGATTATGCAGATGATGAATGGGATGATGCAGAAGTTTACTCTGATCCGCCAGACGGGGCAGTACAGTCACCCAACGGCGATTGGATCATCGATGCAACAAGTACCGATTACGGTAGCCGTAGTGCGTTTGATGACGTGCTCTCTATTGTATTAACAATGTACAAGCGCGAGCTACTGCAAGCGCATCGTAAAAACTATGTCGATTTTAAACTGCCGAAACAGGTTTTTTCCGACATTGATACGCATCATACCCTGCAACTCGCCGATGGGCGGGTTGATTGTGTTGGCCGCGTGTATAGCATCACCCATGAGTTTAATCGCGCCACGGGCGTGCGACAAACCAAAGGGCGGCTTGTATTAAGCAGGGCGCCTGCAACGGGCAGCTATACAGAAACGGCGCTTGTTAATCCTGCTAAGCCAAACGTGGCGGATCAGGCAGTAACAAACAGCACAATCCGGTTGGGCGTGCATTTGGGTAATGCCTACGGTGCTGGGCAGCTAGATGAGAGCTGGACCGGCTACATCAGCAACTACAAATATTACGATCAGGTGTCTACGCTACAGCAGTATCCAACCGCATTTATAGTTGATACCCCCGCGATAGATGATATTGATCGTGATGAGCGCGAGGCGGAAAGAGTGGCGGCATACGATATAAGCATTCCAAACGATCCGTTGTTAATCACACATGTGTAAAGGTTATCTATGACAAAAAAAAGCGTAGAAGCTAATAACCAACGCATCGTGCAAGCGGTGCGGCGTATAGCAAAAACCGCTATCGAAGAGGATGGGCGCCTAAGTCCTGCAAATAAAAAAGCGGCGATCGGTAAAACGCGTGGCGTTGCCTTTTATAACTCAAACGGCGATATCGAATCCAATAGCGGCGAACTGCCGGATGAAGCCTCTACGGAAACGCCGGACGATAGCGGCTCGCAAACAAAAGAACGCAACTACAAAACAATCACTGACGATTTAGAGGAAGGTGATAAAGCGGATGAGTTTGAAGGCTACGATTGCGCAACCGGCGACAAAATACAGCTAGACCTTGCGCCCATGCCAGGGCAAGAATATCAAGCGCCTACAGGGTGGGATGATGCGAATACGCCGCCGGTAGATTCTACATACCAGCCAGGGTATTACTGGGGAAATGGGGCGTATTATGCCAACCCGGTATATCCAACGGAAGGTGGGGCTCATGCCGCTGGTAGGTCGCAGGTTGTAATTGATGGTTTTCATTGGTCGGGGGATTGGTATCTTAGAGGTAGCGGCGGGCCTGGGGGGATTGCTAATAATCGGTCGTGGGTGAGTGTTGATTACTATGATAGAAAAATGGTAAATCCGGCATACCCTGATTCTTATTCAATTCGATCTTATAATGTCTTTAAGTTTGAGTGTGGAGGCTCTGGCGCGGACTACTGCAACCCATCCCCTGAAGATCTTCTTTTAGAAACCGAATGGCCATCAGACGATATAACCTCCCTCGCCGTGATTAATGGTAAATTCCAAGCAAGTGAGTACGATCCTGATGCGGCTGACGGCTACAAATACAACCCGCCGTCACGGATAGAGATGTGCGATGGCTTGGGTAATAGATATGAGCTAAATGCACTAGAAAACGGCAATACAATGATTACAAAACTGCAGGCCGATGGTAGTGTTGATGTGCTTGGACAGAGCGTTATTGTTAACACAAGCGGCGTAGTAAAAGAGAAGGTCAGCAACTATACCCGCGATGGTTTGTTGTGATTTAAAATAGACAAAACACAAAATATAAACCGGCAGCGTTAACGCGTTGCCGGTTTTTTTATGGAGTAAAAAACATGTCAGAAACAACAATGCTAACTGTTTTAGCAAGCGATTGGACGCAGGCAGCGACGGCAGAGCAAGATTTCTCGATGCAGAATCCAGTATCTAACAACATGTTATACGTTGTTAATGCTGCAACAAAACCAGAAATAGACCCAGCTGAGGAGGGTTATGTTTCCGGTAAGCGCGTCCCTCCTTACGGATTTTACGGTCGAATGGATACAGCAAATCAAGCGTTGCTGCAAGGTGTTGTCTGGGTGCGCGCGGATGAAGATATTCTTATCCCGATTGATAAATAAGGGGCGGCTATGAAATTTATTAATCAACCGATTAATAGCTCAATTGAAAATGCGTTTGTTAATCGAGCGGGGAGGGTGTCTTCGGGCATAGTTGGAGATGAGAGTCCATTAAAATATGATATAAATATTGTTTTGGTTGCAGGTCAGTCGCTTTCAAAAGGGTATCAAGCGTTTCCATCATTAACTAAAACCTGTGCCGCAAACACTTTAATGTATGGAGAGTCGGTTACAGCAAAGGTTGACGATGTTCCAACATTTATAACTCGTGGTAACGCTCAATTTAATTCGTTGGCGGGAACTAATGATATGCCAGGAGTAGAGCATCCTGTATCTGATGAGTCTCTTGCATCACTGCCTGCCTCAGAAGGAGTGATGGGGGAAAAGGTTAATTACTCGGCAGTAAACATGCTAGCTGAAGCTATTTATGATAAATACGGGTTTGATAGCGATAAGTACATTTTGACCAACTGTGTCGGCAATAGCGGATCTAGCATAGATCAACTAAGTAAGGATTATGCTGACGATCCGTACCGCTACGGGGTATTTGAAACATATTTGTCACAGGTTAAAGGCTTGGCTGATGCAGCAGGACAATCCATAGGAGTTATTGCGGTAATATGGATGCAAGGCGAGAGCGATAGAGCAGCGTCAACAACAAGGGCGATATACAAAGCAAAGCTTGCGCAACTTGAATCTGACTATACGGCTGACATAAAAGCCATATTAGGACAAACAGATAGCCCTATCTGGCTGAACTATCAGACCCAAGCTGTTTGGGGTAACGCGCTAGACAAGGACGTAAATGGCGACCCTGACCTGCCTGTTCAAATGGCGCAGTACGAAATGTCGGAAGAAACATCTAACGCCTACATTGTTTCAAACGTTTACCCTGTAACAGACAAAGGGACGCATTTATCAGCAAATGGGACAAGAAATCTAGGCTGTTGGTTTGGTCGAGCCCTTGTTGATATTTTAGTTAATAAAATAGAATTTGAGGCATTGAGGCCTATTTCTATAACGAGATCCGGTACAATAATCAGTGTTCAATATAATACTAATGCAATTTCATTAGATGATGACGTATACGATGGATACGCAGTCATTCAAAACTCAACAAAAAAAGGATTCAAGGTTACGGATGGTCTTTCAACAACAAGTATCGGTATTGTTAGCGTTTCGGTCGCAAGCTCAAACACTATTGAAATAGAAATATCATCGGAGCCTAACGGAAATGCTTATGTGTGGTATGCGGCAGGTGAGGGTTGGGGAACAACCATTAGAGCGGGTGGCTGCGGGTGGGTTAATGATGGTAATGGAGATATAGCGCCTTACAATTATGAATATAAGGAAGGTGTTGGGATGGAGTCTGCTGCAAATATACCTGCCTTGGTTGGCCAACCTTACGATATGCGGAAATGGTCGCTGGCATTTGTTTTGCCTGAAGGATATGGCGTGGTAGCTTAAAAAACATCTCTTCGTGTGCTTATATTTTTTTTGCTGCGGTTCGCCTCTGTTTTTGCTCTCTTTCTGCAATGACGCCCTTTAGTATTAGCTCAAACCGGCGAGGGTATGACTTAAACCAGTTGTTTAGTGTTTGTACTGATTCGCCGGTTATGTCTGCAAATTCTGTAAGGCTTTTTAAACCTGCTTGTTTTACTGCTTCGCTGGGTTTCATTTTTTGTTCTCGAAAAATGCGGTTGTTGCGTCTCTAAAATCGGCAGCTAGTTCTTGTGCTGCGGTATCATCGCTGGCTGCTATAGAGTCAAATGCGCCGGATAGGTTGGTAATTATACCTCTGTCGTTTAATAGTGTTCTGGCTGCTTTAACGGGATCGTCACCTGGTTGTATTGTTCCGTTTAGTTTTGCTATTGCGGCGCGTGCCGCTTTGCCTAGATCTGGGTAGGCGGTCACGCTCTGATCTTTGCTATCAATGAAATAGTACATAATAAGCACCTAAAAGCGGGAGGGTAGCCCCTCCCTTTGTTGTTTAGATTTCTTCTGTATGGTCTTTGTTAAAAACGTATAACGATTTTAGCACCTTCTTTTTCTTTTCTTCGCCATTTTTGGCTACTTCTTTTTTGTCGCAAACCATAAATATTTTGCAGCCTTTGGCGCCTTTCTTAACTTTGCGGCCTTCTTCTTTCCATTGGTGGAAGCCTGCCCATTCGTTAGATGTTAGGCCGAATTCTTCTTTGTGGCCTTCTAGGTGTTCTTGGTTGTTTGCAGAATAAGGGTTAGATGTAGTTGCGTTGAAGTTGTTCATAATAATCACCTTTGATCTGGGCTAGAGCCATTCCCTAACCTCTGTATGTAATAATACTAAAAATATTTTAGTAAATAAAGAAAAAACTAAAATATTTTTATTTTTTTGGTTGGGATTTGTTTTTTGGGTTGTTATGGAGGAGGGGTGGGTGATGCTTATGTTTTTTTGCAGCGGTTCGCCTATAGTACACCTCTGCCTTTGTTTTTGTTCTTAACTTATTGAATTATATGATATATTGTTGTTTATAGGTCCAATCCATCATGGGTGCAACCGTGAAACGACGGTTTAGCGTATCTTTAGCTATGGTCATTAATGTGTAGGACTTATCGTATTAAGTGGGTGCATTAAAAGTGATGTTAGATCTCGGACGAGATTATATACTGTCTGATTTTTTTGCGCTGCATAAAGCTTGATAATGGTTGGGTATCTTTAGGGTAAATGTTAGCCTAAGGCCTTAATCGGAGCATCGTCTATTTAAAGGTTTTAAAGCGAT